AAAAAGCCATAACAGCATTAAAGAATGTTAATACACAAGCGCAAAAATTTAATCAAACTGTAAACGGTACAAATAGCAAATTAAAAGACGCAAACAGAGCTTTACCTATACTTGGAAAAAGTTTTTTTGGGGCTGGGGCTGGGGCTAAAGGTGCAGCTTTAGGTTTTAGGACTGCTGGGGCTGCATTAGCAACAGCGTTAGGACCTCTTGCTGCTGGGCTTACTGCGGTTGCTCTTTTAACAAAGGCATTTCAAAATTTAGCTGCTGCTGATTTTGCAAGTACAAAGGCCAGAACTCTTGGAGTTGATGTTGATGCTTTAAAGCCAAAGCTTGCGACTTTATCTAACGAGCTAAGTGGACAAGCGTCACAACTTGATTTGCTATCAGCATCTTATGATGTTGCATCTGCTGGCTTTGCTGAAGTTTCAGAGTTAACAGATGTTTTAAAAGCATCACAGTTAGGTGCGACTGGTGGATTTTCTGATTTAGCTACAGTTGCTGATGCTACTACCTCTGTTCTAAATGCTTATGGAATGGAATCAGATAAAGCAGCGAAATTAATTGATGGATTTATTCAAACTCAAAATGACGGTAAAATTGTTGTTGATCAATATGCAAAACAAATAGGTCGTATTGCCCCGATTGCGTCTGGTGCTGGTGTAAGTATAGAAGAACTTAACGCTGCTATTTCCTCTGTCACTGCGGCTGGTGTTCCTGTTGAATCAACCTTTGCTGGCTTGCGTCAGGTTATAGCCTCAATACAAAAGCCGACAAGTGAAGCTTCAAAAGTAGCAGAAAAACTTGGAATTGACTTTAGTGCATCAGCTTTGAAATCAAAAGGATTAAGCGGTGTCTTGGCTGAGATAGTTGAGAAAGGAGGAGCAAGTGCAGAAAATATTTCTAAATTATTTGGAAGTGTTGAAGCACTAACAGCAATCCAGCCTTTGTTGAATGATGGCTTAGAGAGATTTAATCAAAATTTAGAGAATCAAGCAGATGCTCAAGATGTAGCTGCAAAAGCGGCATTTCAAGCACAAAATACAATACAGGGACAACTTACAAGATTAAGCTCTGCATTTACGAATTTAACAACAGAAGGGTCTGAGTTTGGTGTTGCGATTAGAGAAGCAATAAAAATTGCCGCTGTTACTGTTGAGGCTTTAAAAGTTGCTATAGAGGTTGCTATTCTTGCACCCTTAAGAGTAATAATTGGAATTGTTAAACAAGTAGGGTCAGTTATTGCTGAGGCTTTAGGAATAGAGGCAACTGATGTTATTTTCAATTTGGAACAAGGCTGGATAGGAATTAAAGAAGCAATCACAGAAGCGACTAAGAAAGCAGAGTTTATAGGAAAAGTTATAGGAGGTGTCATTGTTAATTCTATTAAGGTTGTATCTGGTTTTGTTAATAGCGTAAAAGAGGCGGTTGGTAATTTAGCTCAAGGCATTGTTGACTTTTTTAGACAAGCTTTTGAAAAGATTGTAAGTTTTATACCAGAACCATTAAGAAAATTATTAGGAGGACTCGAACTTCCAGAGATAGATTTAAAAATTACAGGCATTAAAGACTTTGGCAAGGACTTTTTCAAAGGCGCAAAGGAAAACTTAGATAAATTAATTGAAGGTGTAGTTGAATTTAGTGGAGTAGAAAAAGAAATTACTGATCAAAATAATCAGCAATTAGACGCAAAAAATAAAATTGTAGACACTAATGGAAAATTAAAAACAGGTGTTGAACAATTAACAGAGGCAGAAAAAAAAGCAAAAGAAGAGGCTGAAAAATTACAAGAAACATTTGAAAAAATAGGCGAGTCTGTTAGAAATGATTTAGTAAATAATCTGAGGGAAGCAATAAAAGGCAGTCAATCTTTTGGGGAGGCAATGGGTAAGGTATTAGGTAATCTTAGAGATAAATTAATTGACCTTGCTCTCAACAAGGCTATTACTAACATAGGAAAGTCCCTTAGTGGAGGCAAGGGTTTTACTGGATTCTTAGGCGGATTGTTTGGAAAGGAAAGGGGCGGCCCAGTATCTGCTGGCGGTGCTTTCCTCGTAGGGGAACGTGGTCCTGAGATTTTGCAAATGGGTTCAAAAGGTGGGCATATTATTCCAAACAGTCAGATAGGCGGCGGCGGCTCAGGTGTTGTTAACAATATCTCAGTTTCAGTAGATGCGTCTGGCTCTGCGGTGTCTGGGTCAAGTTCTGAAGGTAATCAACTTGGACAACAAATTGCTGTGGCGATACAATCAGAATTAGTAAAACAAAAACGTGTGGGAGGTTTATTATCAAGTGGCTAGTTTTCCAGCAATTACTCCTCTATATTCAACACAAGAAACGAAGAAACTAGAGAATCTTGTTGTCAAATTTGGTGATGGTTATCAACAAAGATTTGTTCGAGGTTTGCCAGCAAACAAAAGGCTCATATCATTAAGATTGACATTTAATGTTTCAACTTCAGACGCTGCAACTATAGATACTTTTCTTGATGCAAGATTTGACGATCAAGCAAGCTTTACTTTTACTCCCCCTCATCATTCATCTGCTTTAAATTTTGTTTGTACAAGCAGATCAAGAACAGCAATATTACCATCAAGGGTGACAATGAATTTAACATTTGAGGAGGTAGCGGAACCATAATGGCTATTCCTACATCAGAACTACAATCAATAAATCCATCAAGTCGGATTGAATTGTTTACTTTAGCTTTGAGCAACACATTGCATGGATCTAGCGAGGTCTTAAGATTTCACTCTGGCACTAACATGAATACAAATGCACCAATAATTTGGCAAGGCAATACATATCAAAGACAACCTATTCAAGCAACAGGTTTTGCTTTTACGGGCAGAGGACAGATCCCAAGACCAACCTTAACAATTGCAAATTTAATTGGTTTTTCTGCTGGTGGTAATGTTGTTACCGTTTCCGATCTTATGCTTACAGTAAATTTAACAACCCCTAATAATGATTTAATCGGGGCTGTCTTGACTCGCATAGTTACTCTTGCAAGTTCACTTGATGCAACTAACTTCCCAAATAATACAAATCCATTTGGAACTCCAAACTCAGATGAATTTCCACAAGAAATCTATGTTATTGATAGAAAAACAAATGAAAACAGGCAGTTTGTAGAATTTGAACTTACTGGGGAAATAGATCAATCTGGTAAAAAAATTCCTGTTAGACAAGTAACAAGAAAAGATTTTGCGGGAGTAGGAACTTTTACATGAATGAAAGTTGTATTAACCATGCCGCTGTTCATGCTAGGGAATGTTACCCTAATGAATCATGTGGATTATATTGCAAGAAAAACGGTGAATATCTTTATTGGGAATGTGAAAATATAAGTCATAAATACAAAGAACAATCATTTATTATTGAGCCTAATGACTGGATTGACTGCGAAGATACTGTTGACGAAATTTTAGGAATTGTTCATAGTCACCCCAACGGTCAGTTTAAATTTTCAGAAAATGATAAACTTAGTTGCAAACATATGGATATTACGTTTTATCTTGTAGATCCTACAAATATTCGTATTATTAAAATAGAACCAGACGAAATTGATGTTGAGAAAAATTAAAGTTTATGGCCGCTTAAGAAAATTTTTAGGGCAGTCTGAATTTGAAGCTGAAGTAAATAATGTAAGGGAAGCTTTTTCTTTTTTAACAGTAAATTTTAAAGATTTAAAAAAACACATGGCAGACCAGCTTTACCATGTGCGAGTAGGTCAAACTCAAATAACTGAGGATTTAGTAGACTTCAACGCATCAGGTGATATTTGTGTAGTGCCAGTTGCTAGTGGAAATATTTTTGGAATAGTTCTTGGACTTGGAGCATTGTTTGGGGGAAGTGCTTTATCTACTGCAACATTTTTTGGTGCTGGCATTTTATCTTCGGCTTTAACTGCTATTGGAACAAGTATGGTTCTTAATGGTGTAACTTCAATGCTTGCACCTGAACAAGAAGTCGCTTCTCAAAGTATGATGAGTCGGGAAGATCCAGCAGCTTTGGCAACAAACTATTCTTTCAATAATCTTTCTAATGTTTCAAAAGCTGGCGTTCCAGTTCCAATAGTCTATGGAGAAATATTTGTCGGTTCAATTACAATAGGAAATGGAGTTGATACTGTACAAGTTAAGCAAGAGTAAACATGGTCAATCCAACAAACAACCTCAGCGACTTAATTCAAACAGTAATAAATCCTGATTTACCAGATGATGTTCTGTCTAGTAAGCAATTTAATACTCTAGTTGAATTACTCTCAGAAGGTGAAATCGAGGGAAGTGCGACTGCCTCAAAAGCTGGAATTACTGACACCACATCTGCCGCATATCAAAATGCTTTTCTCAAAGACATCTTCCTTAACAATACTCAAATTCTTCAACAATCTGCAAGTAATACCAACCCAAGTCAATCAGACTTTAATTTTAAAAAAGTAGCATTTGATTTTAGAAGTGGTACTGCTAATCAAACAAGAATTAAAGGGGTTAAACAGGTTGAAAGGGAAACAGTAATAGGAACAGAAGTAACACAGTCTAATCCAGTAGAACACACTGTCTCAGACAATACTGTTGAAACGGTTAGGGTGACTTTACGATTTAACACTCTACAAAAAATCGAAGATAATGGAAACATATCAGGTGTTGAGGTTGTTTTATTTATAAAAACTATTGATAACAATGGGACTCAAACTGTTCATATAGATGACACTGTAAAAGGTCGTTCAACTAACCCATATAACAGAGACTATGAGTTTGATATTCCAGATGGGGCGGCTTTTCCAGTTGTAGTCCAAGTAAATAGATCATCTACTG